TTATTTCCAAGCAACTTCTACTGCTTTTTGGTTGATTGATTGCAAGAATCGGATATACCACGGTGCATCTGTGCGCCATTTATAGTGTTTCATGCTCTTACCAGTAGTATCTTTGTAGATTTCTGTAATAATCTTCCATTGGTCAATGTTATTCAAAGCAACTACTTTATTTCCATCATAGAAATAAACGGTCCCTTGAGATTTGTTTGTTTTAGCGTCAATGATTTCGTAAGTGAATTTCATAAGATCATCATCCTCCAATTCTGAATTTGAGTTATTGTTATTTTGTTCCGTCTCTACACTTCCGCCAGCTAGTTGCTTCCATTGGCTAGCGTTGATATAAGCCAAGTTTAAATCAAGGTGTCCATTCCAATTCATTAATGTGCCTGATGAACTATACTGGTGGATAGCTGCTGAACTCCAAGCGCCATATCCTTTTCCATCTGCCCAAGGAGCGGACTGATAGCCAGTAGGACTCATAGAAGCATACTGTGCAACCCACAGAGCATTATTTCCTGATGCTATACTCCAGTTAAACTGACGAGTAACCTCTGCTGACATGTAAATCATTGGATTGATGCCAGTTTTTTCTTTTACACGATTCAAAAATTGACGAGCACCAACATTTCCCCACGCATTGATAGCCGAAGCTTCAAAATCAAGGTTTAGTAGTGCTTCACCAATATAGTCTTTAATAGTGCTGATAAAGAAGTCTGCTTCTCCAATTGGATTCCCAGTGCTTGCAAAGTGATATAATCCAAGTAACTTACCAGCCTGTAAAGCTTGTTTTGCTTGTTCTTCCCATGTTGGATTTATATAATTTGTTCCCTCAGTAGCTTTTATAATTACAAAATCTGAAGGGACAATGCCAGTATCAAGCTCAGCTTGGTAGCTGGAAATGTCATATCCATTCATACTAGCCCCCTATTCTTCAGTAAATCCTTCTGTTCCGTTAATAATTGGTTCTACAAGATTAGCCAATTCTAAAGCATTGGCAGAAATATTATCTGCTGTTATAGATACTGATGCAGCAACTTCAGATGTAGCTTGTGCAACATCTTTAATTGTTTTAGCTGGGTCAGCAGTAAAGTTCTTTTTCAGCTGAGCCAAAGAAGCTTCAATTTGAGCTTCAATCTGAGCTGGATTCGTTTTGATTTTAAGTTTCTTAGCTTCTTCTGTCACATAGTTAATGGATTCAGATAACTTTTCAGGATTATCTGTATAATTTTTTTGCACCCAACTCACCGCCTGATTGGCCAACTTTGCTAATGCATCGATATTTTTCACGTTGCTATGTTTTTTAGCGGCCTGTGAAATGAAGTAAGTCACTATAGAACCTGCTAAGGTTAAGATACCGCTAAAGATTGTCATTAAATTTTGATCCATTTTATTTTTCCTCTTTTATCTAATTAATTTTATAATTTCCATGAAAATCGTATATATGGCAGCCGAAGCTCCGCCAATTCCGAAAATCAATTTCCAAAAGTTTGTTTTATCAAGCAACTTCAACTGAAACTGTCGTTCATCTGAACTTTCATTGCCTTTGATGACGGCTTGCAAAATTTGCGCATTCTGTTCTGATTGACGAGTATTCTGTTCCCTTAAAAAACGGTTTGATTCATCTACACGAGCAAGTCCTTCGCTCATTTGTTTTTGTATTTCAACAGACATGTCATTAAGCCGAGACAGTTCCTTGTCATGTTGTTTGAGTTTAGTCTCATGCTGCTCTACGAGCTGTTTTAATTCCATAACCCCTACTTTCTATTCTTTATCCTAATGGAATATTTATTGAAAACTGAATTACCTTGCCACTCATGGTCGTTGGATTGGGATTACCAATGTTTATTTTCCTATCATTTCCGACTGTAACACTCGCAACGCTAAGTTGACCTGGCGAATATAGTAACCCTAACGTATCAAATCCAGAAACAATACTAAATTTACTGGACATAGTACCAATTGTTATAGTACTGTTGGGCGCTATTGAAGGGATTGTAACGTCTTTCGACTGTGCATAAAAAACACCGTTATTTATTCTTGCACGTAAGGTTCCGGATGTTCCTACTCCACTCGCTCGAGTGATATCAGTCCAAGGAACGTCAGTTGTTTGAGAAATACTGTCGCCAACGATATTTCTAGCATGCATATCAATGCCATACGAGGCATAAGAATATCCATTTGGATAAGTTAAATCAGATTGTTGGCTTTCAAAGCTTAAAGTTGTTCCAGTAAGTGACCAATTACTTAAAAAATATACCCCTGGTGAATTTGTTTTTTGTAGTTTAGTGCTATGCCATATCCCATTTTCACCATTCATCTGTGTTTTAGAAACTTCATTACTGTCATTATCATTAGTCGCAGTAATTTTAATATTTTCATCATTAATTTCTATTGTTCCACTATATGTTCCGCCATCTGAACCGTTATAGTTAGAGTAGATGTTTTTAACATTACCAAGATTAGAATTTATAGCTGCTAAATTAATTACTGTTAAATCATTAATCGCAAGAGAATAGCTAAAACTTTTTGTCGTTGTAACTCCTCCTGCTGTTATTGAAAAGTTAAGTCCTCCATTTGGCGTAATCATGGTATTATCAACAGAAATAGTAACAACTACTGACAGTGCATTTAAAGTACCAATAGAAACGGTCATCCCTGTTGGCAATGTTGTCGTACAGGTCAACGCAGTGATATTAATTGCTGCCGTTCCTTGAAGCGCTGTAAATGTCGTGGTAGTACTTCCTGCCACTGCTTGCATGACTGATCCTGAGTCTGATACTTCAAGATTTGCAAGGAAGTTATATGATTTATTAGATAGATCGATATTTATCGCACTTGTTCCTGGTGTACCAGGCGTTCCATCATCACCTGGTTCCCCTTTATCACCATAAACCGCTTTTTGTTCCACAATATCTTGCGTCAAAGGTGCTAAATTAAATGTTGTTCGAGTAATAGACCAGAGGTATTTGTTGGTAGACGTTGTTGTAGGCTGCGTTGTTTGCCACACGCTATTATCCCAAGCGTCAACTGGTTTTGCTGATGTTTGCGTAAGCTGATATTTCTGCTCAATGCTTACAACTCCTCTGCCGTTATTTCCATCAATCCCCTTAAATACAGTCCAAGGCGCATATTTAGCAGGGTCTGTGGATGCTGTAGCTGTGAAATCTGAATACTGACCGATGAAGCTTGGCCAATCAGCAGTTATGACTTCGCTAGCTGAGGGTATGTATGGAGTGGCGGCTGAACCTTGTTCCCACTTATGACCGGCAGTCCATACCGCTGGATTTGTACCTAACACTGAAATTTCATATCTTACAATGATTTCGTCGCCTACTTTTATGTCTTTAGCTAAAAAAGTAATTGAGTCTCTCACCCAATCGAAGGCAGAAGTCCAAGTTCTCCTGAAATTTGTATTTTCTACCCCATTAACATATACAAACCTTAAAATTGTAGTTCCTGTGCCAGACCCTTTAACAAAAGCTGAAAAAGTATAAGAATTAGAAGTTTGGATTGTGAGACTTTTATATATGCCTCCCCATTGACCAGTTCGTTTTTTAACCGTCAAGCCTTTATATGTTCCGTCATCGGTCCAATTTTCTGAATTTGACCAAGTCCCACTAAAGTCTTTAGTACCCTCTATCAAATTCAAATTCGGATAAACGGTCGTGAAGCCGTCCGTGCCTGTTATATTATTAGCCCAAGCTACGTGAGTGTATGATGTTTTACCATCTGTTCCGTCGTTAATATTAGTGATAGTCACCGACTGACTTGCGACTGCTTTACCGCCAATCGTTGCTTTAAAGTAATAAACTGCCTTATCCGCAACTCCGCTTGCATCAACTATGATAGTCTGAGTTGGAGCTACAACCGTTCCGTCTTTCGACCACTCGTAACTGTCTGCGATTGTTTCATTCGTTGCAGAACCTTTGAAAATATGAGCTGATAAAGTTGTTGAACCAGTGCCATTTTTAAACTGCGTGCCATTTGTTGTATCGATACTACCAATATATGGAGTAGCTGCATCGACTAACTGATTGACGATGGCTTGAATATCTGCAGAAGCTTCACTTTGTTGTTTTTTAAAATTTGAAAAAGTAATCTTATTTAATGTCGGATTACTAAAACTTATCTCCATTTCAGAAACCCTAGCTGATAAAAGCAAACCTACATTTCCGTCAGAATCCATAAAATTATCATCTTGAATATTGATGGTATCACCAATTGACAAAGGCCGATCATTACCAACCGATTCAAGAACTAAGCTACTATTCGCTAATACCTCATAAGTAACCGTTGGATAAGCGAATTGTTTGAATTGGCTGACACAGTAGCCCCACATATCATTAACGTTGGTATATTCTGTTTGAAAATCTTTACGAATCCATTTATCACCGTCATTAGATTTTATTTGAGATTTGAATAAATTAAGAGAAAGAGGTGCAAATGCAGTATCACTACCAGCTCTTTTATAAAACTCTTCAACTCCATCCTCGTTTTTGTAACTAAAACTAGAGCTGTTCCAGTTTAAATTATCTGACCCAGTGACAGTTGTCGCATTGAATAAATTAGTCGTGTCTCCAGTTCTTGTAATTCCACTGATATTTTTCCCAAAATTTAAAGAGACATCGTTTCTATTTGTTCCGACGCCTTGGACATTAACTCCATCATTGGCACGATAGATATTTAAAATGATGGAATCAAGTGTTCCATCATCATTTAAATGTGTAATAAATTCAAATTCTGCATCAAAGTTTCCTATAACAGATATTAGACGGGCAAGTTTACTTTCCTGTCCATCATAATTAATTGTTCGTGTCAAACTTGAGACTTCATTAGCCCCAATGGTTATTTGAGCATTTTCGATTAGCCCCATTTGGTCAAAGTACCACTGAATATTATGGCTTGATGTGTTAACTAAGGCATTGGCTTGCTCATTTCTTAATTCTAAATTCAATGAAGAACAAGTTAAAGTAATTTGATAATCACTTTCTTGAACATTTTCTACTCCAAATAAATGGTCAATACCATCATAAGTGAAACTAATATAAGCTTGTTCATTTAAAAAACGGCAGTAATCTTGTAACTGACCGTTGATAAATTTATTTACAGTAAATATAAATGTTTCTGCTCCTTGGTCTTTATACCGATGCCAATTATCATTGAAAAAAGAAGGTAGCATCGGAATATCGTTATTGATAACTGCTACGGTTTTAAGTGTATTATCATGAACGACTATTTCCATTATAAGTTCCTTTCTTTATATGATATTTGAACAATTGGTGGAGTGGTATTCCATGTGGACTGCAAGATTTTTAATGTACTTCTACCGGGAGGAATTGAAAAAGGTTCAGTGCCTCTAATTTTTTCTTGAATAGCTGGCATACCGTTGATAACAACTGTGTCTTTCCCGTTCATATTAACAGTAATTTTAGAGTTGGCTGCATAACGATTAGGAACATCTTTCCAAACAGATACATTATTTTTAGTAAGATTTATTTGTCTAATTGATAAATTATTGATGAATTTGTTTGAATTTTTAAATTGGCCAATATATAGATATACCTTTGCTATTTCAACATTCTCAAGTTCGGGAACATAAGTTGTTTTACGACTTCCGTACCAGTAAAAACCAAGGTTTGCTCCTTCTTTCAAAAAATCGGCATCTCCAGTTGAGCTATTAAACATATTATTAGGATATTTTTGATTTTTTTCGGCATTGTTTGTTTCAAATCCAAATGATGTGTACTCTTTAGGAGTATTACCTCCAACCCAAAACGTACACTTAGCATTATTTCCGTTCATATCGCTTTTGACAATCCCATAACCAGCCACCAACTTATCATTCGAGTCGGTAAATAGAATTTGGAGAATTCCTGTTTGACCCATAGCTCCCGCCCAAGCAAATAAATTAAAGTGTGAGTAGAAGTTCACGGCCCCAACGTGGCCATTAGAATCAGCCGGTAGCGTCATAACTTTCATTCCACCGCCTGCGATTTGGGATTCTGACATTGTTCCTTGAGTTGCAAATCTTAGTCCATCACTTTGAAAGCTAATCGTTCCATTAGTCCCAAGCCCTGAATTTTGAGGATTAGTAGTCCCGGTTGCATCAATAAATTTAGAAAAACTTAAATCAGAATTGCTATTATACAAATATTCACTTAAGGCATTTGTAACCCCATCCGCTTCTTGCTTGTTTCCTATTTCAATTGCTCCATTTTGACCAGGAATTGCAATATAACCATTCTCATGAACGTTGGTAATTTCTATTGTTGGAAATGCCTCAAGATTACCTGTGTTATTAATTTCAACATCTACAGAGCCATCTGAATTATTGGTAATTGTTCCTAATTGACCACCAGAATTCGAAGCATTTAGAACATTTGTTTCGACTGATTCTGATACTCCGCTTGGAACTAAAAATGTAATTGAACCTACGGCTTGATAAAATGATGATTCGTCTAATGTCGGTGTTCCATCAGGAACAGCCCACCAAACTTGATTAGGGTCATCATCAAAAATCAAAGCAGCTGGTTGCTTTACATTTAAAGCACTAGCCAAAGCTTTTCTAACAGAGGTGAAACGGTCTGCTTGAACATCTGCAATAAAGTTAACTGTAATTGATTTTGAGTTAATTGAATTTTGCGTGAAATCGGCGCCGATAATAGGGTTAGGTTGAACCGTATTCGTCCAACCAGCCCCTATATTTCTTGTAATTGCTGTAAAACCATCAACGATTGTCGATAAATCTACATCATTAAATTTAACTGAAAAAGCCATTTTTAATTTTTACCCCACAATCTATTTTGTTGATTTACATAGTCAGTTAACGCTTGATTCATATAAGGAGCCATACCCTGAGATATATTGCGCCCATCTAACAAAGCATAAGCAATTAGAGGATTTTTCTTAACATCTTCAATTGAGTTAAATATATTAGATAACAAAGCTAAAACTGGTGAGAAATCAGTAACATTATTTGAATAACCTTGATTGTTATTAATTGTTTGGCTTGCTTGATTCAATAATTGTGTCGCTCTCGATTTCTTCTGTGGATCAAGGGGAATCACCATCTCAGGGCGATTTCCTTCAGCAATTTCATATAATCCATGAGCATTTATGATTCCACCGTTTTCATATCCATGCCCATTTCCAAGGAATGACAGACTTGAACCATAACGACTTTTAGCATAATTAAGAGCAGCCAATAAGTTATCGTATCCATTAAAGATATCGCCATGCCCAGGGAACTTATAAGCGTTAAATGTTGCTGAAATTGTTTGCATCAATCCTTTAGCAAGGTCACCAGTGATATTGTTAATATCTCCGATGTTTCCTTGGACCGCTTTTTCATTACCGCTTGATTCTGTAGCTATTTGGCGAAGGACACGGTCAATCATGTCTTGGCTTGTGCTCAAGCCGTTAGCTGCAAGCGCCTGTTTAACTTGTCCAGCCCAACGTTGAACACCAGACCCAGATGGCGAACCTTGTGAACCTCCTGCATCAGATTCAGCTTTTTTGAAGAATGATTGTAAAAATTTTATAAAATTATCTTGTGCTGTTTGAGCGGACCCCTTTGCCATCCTAGTTACAACTGGCGGAAAATCATTTTCTAAATCATCTAATCCTAAGCCATTATAAATAGCATCTACGACACCTTTGGGACCTTTTGAAATAACACTTGTGACATCTTTATAGGTTGATTTAACCCATCCAAGAGCATCTGATAAGAAACCAGATACACCATCAGCATGAGCTGGTAAATTTGCTGTTAATGAAAGAAACTCTTTCGACATTGAGTGGGGAAGAATTGAAGTTCCAGCTTTCAAATTACGAATTTCAGGGCCATTTTGTCCAATTGTGTAAATTCCTCGGCTTGGATGGTGAGCAAGTTCAAAACCTTCTTCACCAACTAAAGCTGTTTCATCTTGAGCTAAACCACGAGTACCTGTCGCAAAACCTTTGAGACTTACATGACCGATATTACCCCAACCTTTATGTAAGAAGTTAAGAACTCCGTTAATTCCATCAATAAATGAATTGATTAAATCTCGTGAATTCCTAAAGCCTTTACTATATTGGTCAACTGTTTCTCCTTGTTCTTTAGCTGCAGCTTTAACATTTTTATCAGCTTTATCATTAGCTAGTTCCACTGTTTTATCGTGGGTCTTTTGAGCTTTATCCGTAACCTCTGTTTGTTGCTTTTTAGCTGCTGAAATTGTATCGTCTCTTTGCTTTTGAGCATTTTTAACAATTTCATCATACTGAGCTTTGGACATTGAGCCGTTTTCTGCACGTTCTTTGTCCGCTGCTGCTACTGTCTTCTTGTATTTTTCGTTAGCTGCTTTAACAGCTTCATCTTTTTGCTTTTGAGCCTTATCCTTAACTCCTTTATATTCATCGTCAGCCTTTTCAAGCGTATCAATTAATTGTTTTTGATTTAATTTCCCTTTTTTATTTTTTAAATCATCAAGTAAATCAAGCTGTTTATTTTGAGCAATTTTAGTAGCAGTATTAATTTGATTATTCATCTGCTCTTCAGTTTTGGCTTGAGACTTAGCATAGTCCTTTTCAATTTTATCCATTGCTTCGTTATGCTTCTTTTTTGCCGCCTGTTGAGCTTTATTGAAATCACTATTTTCTTTAGCAATTTCTTTATTCATTTCTTGTTGATATTCAGGGGAATTCTTCCCATAAGTTTTTTCTATTTTAAGAAGTTCAGAAGTATTACCGGATTTAATTTTTTTCATCAGGTTAGCATGATTCATCTCGTTCATAGAAGTCTGAAATTGATTACTTTTTTGTTCTTTAGCAATACTAGTATAGTAATTGTCAGTATTCTTTTTCATCTCATCAAGACTCTTTTTTTGAGCGGCTTTCTGCTTATCATCTGAATCTTTTTGACCTTTATTTAATTTGTCAGCCTGAGCTTGAGTAATTACACCATTTTTAACTAGAATATCTACTTGCTTTTTAGAATCTTTTTCTTGATTCTGATAAAATTTATCAATATCTTTAGACATTTTCGCATAAGCATCAGCAGTTGCTTTCTTAGCTTTTTCAAGTGATTTCTCATCTACAATATCAATAGTTGCTGATTTTTTGATTTTATCCAAGAAATCTTGATAGTCTTTGGAAAAACCTTTCATATCTTTTGTTGGTGCTTTAGGGTCGAACTTAATAACTGGTAGTTTTTCACTTTTTAGTGAAGATTCTTTTAATCCATTATTAATCAAATCCCCAAGCTTTTTACCTAAGTTTTTACCACCCATCCCGCCAATAGCTGCACCAATTGCTGTACCGATACCAGGAGCGATAAGAGAACCAATCGCTGCTCCTGCCGCTGCTCCACCGAGTGAGCCAGCAACTCCGCCAGTTTTCTGAGCGGTATTATCTTTGCTGAGTAATTCAGCTCCTGCATTTATTCCGCCAGACAAGACTGTACTTCCGCCAACAGAGCCAATAATTCCTAATAATCTTGGAATTAAGGAAGTTGCTTTTGATAAACCGCCAGAGGCAACAAGTGCTTCACCTTCAGCAGCTACGCCACCTTTAGTTACTGTTGAAGCAACTGTTCCAGCTTCAGCAGCGACACCTTTACCTACAGAAGATTTAATGCCTCCTCCAGATAAAGCATCAGATAAAGCATTCATACCTGACATTATTTTAAGCTCATTATTAATTTTTTTAACCATAGCTAGAGCATCGCCGATTTTATTAACTGCCCAAATACTAGCGAAAACTTTGGCTGTATTTACAACAAAATCTTTATGTTCCCCGATAAATTTGACGGTATCAACGAGCTTTTGGAATATTTCCGCAATCCAACTAGCTATTTCTTCAAGTCCTTGCTTACCCTCTTTAGAATTAAATGCCTTAGCCATTGACGTTGCTGCATCAGATAAAACTGGCAAGAACTTTTGACCAATCATAATTAAAACAGCCTCTCCGGCTGCTTTAAATTGTTTTAATTCATTTTGAGTAGATTGCATATTCTTATTTGCAAGATTGACAACATACCCTTGACCATCAGCTGATTTTTTCACCTTGTCATCAAGTTCGCCTAACTGCTTAACGTTTTCAGAAAGAATTGCACCCGCTTGTTGACCAGTAGTTCCAAATAAAGCATGGAAGATTTGACCTTTTTGGAATGAACTTAGTTTTTCTGTATGTTGATTTAACAATCCAAAAATTTCCGTCATTGACTTCATATTTCCGTTTTGGTCTACAAAATCTTTTGTGCTTAAACCAATTCCAGCTAGTGCTTCAGCAGCATCTTTACTTGGAGATTGTAGTGAAACAATAACTTTTCTAAGTCCAGTACCTGCTTTATCAGCTTCAAGACCATTATTAGAAAGAATACCAATTGCAGAGGCTGTTTCTGATAAGCTTAACTTGCTTTGATGAGCCGATGCCCCTACATATTCCATAGCTACACCCATATTTTGGAAGTCAGTTGCTGTCATATCTGCTGCATAAGCCATCTGGTTAACAGCTTCTTTTGTATTTTTTGTCATTCCAGCAACATCATTTGAACGCATCCCGAAGCTTTCAAGGGCAGCGGTAGAATTATGAACAACATCTGTAAAGTCATCACCAGAAGCAACAGATGCTTGTAGCATTGTAGGTAATGCGGCTAATGCTTGAGAACTTGTGTACCCACGTTTAATAAGTTCTTGATATCCATCTGCTATTTCTTTTTGAGTTTTACCATACTTAACAGAAAGTTCAGAACCTTGCTCTTGCATTTTATTAACATTTTCTTGAGCTTCTTTAGCTTGTTCGCCACCAGTTACTAATAAGTTAAAAGTTGTTTTATATTGGTTTTGAAGTTCAGAGGCCATTTGTGCCCCCTTAACTGCAGCTGCACCAATTGCAGCAATCCCAAAAGCGCTTTGATAAGCTGCACTTTTTACTTTCTGATATCCTGCTGCCATTACATCGGTAGCTTTCTCAGTTGTTTGATAAACAGTATTTAAACCTTTACCAATGAGAGACTCAGAATTAAACGGTTGCATCTTTGTAACTGCCAAGTTAGCTTCTAAAAGTTTATTTCTGTAGTTCAATAATGACGAAGCAGCTTCATTTACCCTTGTTTTTTGCTTAACAAGCGTTTCTGAACTTGTACCCTCGGCAGCTTCTAATCGTTTAAGCTCAGTTACTTGGGCCCTATAAATTTCAGTTTGCTTTGCGTATGAGGTAGATAGACCAGAAACTTCAGCTTTAGCAGCTCCCATTTTATTACGAGTTTTCTCATATAAATCAATTTGAGACTGCATGAGTTTATCGTTAGCACTTAAAGATTTATTTAAATCTTCAATACCAGTTTGTTGATACTCATAAGCTGATTTAGCACGATTTAATTGGGCGTTCATTGATGTTAAATTTCTAGATGCATCAAGTAACTGCTTATTGTATTTTTGGTAAGATTTTTCGCCTTGTTCACTATTTCTATTAATAGATTCTAAGCCCTTGCTCAAATCTGCTATATATTTTTCTTGTTTATTAATAGCATCGCTTAAACCTTCATAACGAATTTTAGCTGCAGAAACTGTTTCCCCTGCTGATTTTGCATAAGTTTCATTAATCTGCCATTCACGAGTACTATCTTTAACTGCTGATTTTAAGCGGTTGATAGCCTCAACAGCCTTTGTCTCATTCAAGTCAATCCCTGTGGTGACTGAATCAACCATTATATCTGCCATTTTTACTCCTTTCTAATTTTTGAGTATAAAAAAACACCTAAATATTAGGTATTGACATGAATATTATTGTCCAAACATTTTCTTCAAATCATCAAATGAAGCCATCTTATTATCTTCATTCGCTTTAAATACATCAATTAAGTCATAATAATCATGATTATCTACTTGCTCTAATGTCCAGTGCCAATTTTCGATAATATTTTTTTCAAATAGTTGTAAATCTATTAATTGGTTGTTGTGATAGACTTTTCGTTCTTCAATGCTTGAACTTTTTTTTCGGCAGAGTCAACCTCCTCAGTAAACATAGTATCGATTTGATCATCATCATAGCCTTGAAGTGAAAGAACAAGTTTAGACTGTAAATTCATAAATTGGCCACGGTCAAACTCTTCTAATTTGTCTACTTCTTTTTTATTTAATCCTAGAATTTCAGTAATAAATTTTTCAGCATTATTAATCACTGACATATCATCAAGAGCGATTGCTTTTGTTAATTCTTCTAGCGTTCCATCCTGAACTGAAGCAATTTTTTCTTGGCTTTTTGCTAACTCCAATTGGTAGGCATGCATTTTTTTAATGTTCTTAATTGAAGTTTTAACTTCAAATGATTCTTCTCTAATTTCTGGTAATGATAATTTCATTATATATCTCCTCTATTTTACTTTTTGTAAAGGAATAGTCAGGTATCGAACCTAATATAATAGACCATCTATCTATCCCATATAAAAAGCGGATTACTCCGCCCTTTAATTATGCGTGTGAGGTAGTTGTTGTTGTAGATGATGTAGTAGTAGTTGTAGTTGTTGAATCGTAACCATTAAATACATCTGCCATCATTGTTGCTTCAGTAAAGTTTTCATCCCCACCATCAAAGAACTTGATAGCTTCTCCACCCCAACGGCTTACAGAGAATGCGGTAAATGTCAATGCATCATCAACACGAACAACTGCATTAGTATTTGTTTGTAAGTTCAATGCTGTTTCGTTCATTTTACCAGCAGCAAAACCAACATATTGTGGAGTTGCAGTACCGATTGTAGTTGTTTGAATCAAGGCTGCTACTTTTGGAACATTCCCTTGTGTATAACCACCTTTAGTATCATTTACACGGCCGAGTAATTTATTTTTAATCGCCACTGGTAGACCATTAAAGTCAAAAGCTACTGAAGGGGTACCTTTTGCAATATCTGCATCTACTTGACCATCATTACCATAAATCATTGTTGGAGCACTTGATACATTAGTGATATTTGCAGTTTTTGTACCTAACATTTCATCAGTAATTGGGAATACTCCATTGGTAGATAAACCATCTGCTCCTTTAACGATCGCTCCATTATCATCCAATAGAGCAAGTGTGACCATTTTCAAACCTTTTGTTGCCATTTTAAATTCCTTTCTTAAATAAAAAATGAGTTAGCTATTTGCTATCTCACTTAATGTCATGATGCGTTGCACCGTTAAATTTTTTATAATTTGACCTGTGTCAGGGTCTATATAGTGACTTTTTGATTGCGCAATAAGCCAATCATTATTTATAAATGATTTCATCAGATTAATTTCGCTTTGAACAATATTTATATCCGAATCTTCAGCGTTCGAGTAAAAGATTTGAATATAAACACCATATAAAAGTGAAATAAAATCTGAATTACCATAATCATTAGGACCATTATCTGATTCTGTAAGTAAAACCTGAGTTTCATTAATAGAATCTAATTTTTCACTAGGAATAGAATCAAGAAAGATTTCACTGTATGGAAAGTCACTGGTTGCAATTATATCTTGAACAATTTCAACTGGTCTTTTCATAACTTACTCTCCTTCTTTTTTCTATTAATAATTTTACGCATTGCCTCAGCTTCTGCTTTTAATATTCCTTGCTTTACAACAGGGTTGTTTCTTGTTTCTTCAATAAAATGATCTGCATGAACTGCAACTTCACCAGGTTTTTTATATTTTCTTCCAGAACGTGTTGTGAACTGAGGAAAACGACTACCATTATTAATGATATTGGCAATATATCCTTTAGTGTGAGTCCCTTTTGCCGTACTTCTTTCCCATCCTACAACGCTTTGACCATCTTTAACTCCATCAATATTCTTATTTTTCATAACAATACTATCTGCTAAATGTGGGTCTTCTCCAGTATCACGATGGCGATAATGACGACTTAAAACTTCTTGCTTCAAAGCTTGCTCAAATACTTTAGCACCAGCTTTAGTAACTTTAGCCTTGTCTTCTACAGACATTTTCGTACTTAATTCTTCAGCTCTATCGACAATAAGCTGCATCGCATCATAAAATGAAACCATATTAAGCCCCTTTCTTCTTCGCTTGAAGAGTCAAAATATCAAATTTAATAAGCTTTGCAGATTCATCAGAAGAAATATTGTAGATGTTATAAAGAACATCATCAATTTGAACACACATTTTCTTTGTAACCAGCTTATTATGTCTAATTGCAATATCAAATGTATCGGCTGTAGTTGTTCCGATTACCTGAAACTGAAGCGCAAGAGTTCTGGTTTTAGCCGCAAATCGAACATTTAAAACAGTTGCTGGGTCAATTTTTTCAATCTTTCCTCCACTTGGAGCCGTTACTGTTTTAGTAACCCCAATCTGACATTTTCTGTTAAAATCATTCGGTTTGTACGTCTTGACCATCTTGCACCTCCTTCCATGAAGAATAAAGGCCTCTCAACTGCCCAACCATATGATCTACTGCAGTAGTAGGTGGCATAGTTGTAGAACGGTTAATCCACAAATCCATCGAGTAGCTAAGAACAGCTACATCATAAATCGGAGAAACATTTTCTACAATGAAAAATGGAGCATCAACTGTATCAGAACTCACTGCATTTTTCACATATGCTGTTGCTGTATCAAAATAAATTTGAAGTTGCGGTTTGCGATCATCATCTTCTGATAACTGATCTAGTAAGTCATCAACAGTTACTGTCATAAAGCGCCTCCTTTACTGCTTTAACATATAAATCAGATACTTTACCGCTATCCTGATTTAAAGCTTCAAGTGGCGGAGTATCTAAATATATTCCTTTGAAAAACAATCCCATATCTTCAGTTACACCAGCATTATGGATTATTTTATTTTTACCTAATGAATCATTAGTCGACCAGGCAAAAGATAATTTATTACTGACTTTCGGAGAAATACCGTAGTGGTACATTGTCCATAATTGAGCCCACATTTCTGCTGTCCATTTTTGTAAAGTTGTTTCAAGTGGTTCAATTGCTCTATAAAGCACAATAGAATTAACATAAACATCATGCCAATATCCAGCTCTAGGATTTTTAATTACCCATTGGGCACCTCCTGAGTTATTTTGAATAGATTCTAACCATTCGATTGGAACTTTTATCGCATCTGTCATTACTTCAAGCGTTCGAGATGAATTAGTAACAGATTTAATATAATCTAGCCCAATATAACCAATAGTGTCCGAGCAATACCATCTACTTTTTGTAACTGGAACTTTAAATGCTTCTAAATCGAGAATAATAGTATCAGAATCAAGATAAACATAGGTCTCATTCTCTCTTTCAGAATCTTCGCTTAAATATCTATAAAATAAATAAGGTTTAATACTTGGGATATAAGACTTATCAAATCTATCATCTTCATATGAATAGACTCTACAATCATTAAATTCCATTAATACAGAATCATCTTCTTTAGCAAACAAAAGGATAATGTCTTTTTTATCCACTCCCAATTTAGACAAACTATTAATCACAGTATGCAATTCCCAAGCAAATCTTTTTTTAGCTGGTTGTGCAAATAAAAATTTCATTATCCTCTCCTATTTTTAAGCGTGGCTAGTTGTAGTTGTTGTAGCCTGAGTTGTTGTAGTTGTAGTTGGTGCTCCAGTAAAATTACCTACTTGGTCTGCAATTGCAGTAAATGAACCAGCAACTAAAGCTTCTGAGTCAGTAGCTTTAACATCGAAGCGATCAATTACACGAATTTTAGTAGTATCAGTTTCAAATGCACCAGCACCAATATTTGTTGGAAGCAATGACATGTTTTCACGGTCAAACAATGTAATGGCTTGTGACATATCTCCATAATAAAGTGGATAAACTGGAGCATTTGTTGTTCCACCATTTGGAAGCCAACGGTCAGCAACAACAATAACTTGTTTTCCTTTAACTAGATATGAATTAGGTTTAGTTGGGTCTGATTCAAGTAAATATTTACCTTCTGCAGTTTTAACCAAAGCAAGTTTATTCAACCCTGACTGGTTAGTCAAAAGACTTGAAGTAGCGATAATCGCAGGATCAACAGATGTATTAATCATAGTAATAACATCATCAAAATTAGCGATTGTTGGTTTTTTAGGTACTGCTTGCATTACTGCAATAATCGCTTGGTTACGAGTTACAACGACTTTTTTAGCAATCCAGCTTGATAACCATGCAAGGATATTTTCTGCTGTATCTTTAAGCAATGTATTCGTTGCAGTGATGATTCCCGCATAACGTTTAATCAAGTATTTAATAATTGTCAAACGTGGATTATCAAGATCAGGAATTTCTCCATCTTCTGTATCCATTACTGTCAACGGAGTAACATCAGTCCATTTTTCATATACACGGCTACCGTTTGAAGTAGAAACACTCTCAACACGTACATATTGTTGTAGTGAGTCATATTGGCGAACCAATGTGTTAATCATAGTACGGATATCTTGTGGAATAGTAAGTCCAGCAGCACTATCATTACCATTATCTCCGTTTGTATCATTAGATGAAACAGTATTGAGAAACGCCATAGGATTGCGAACCATATTTACGAAATCTGAAACAAACTGGTCTTTAAGATTATTTTCTTTTTTAGTAAGTGGCGCTTTATCTTCTTCACGCATATTAACCACTTGCTCAGCTTGAGCTTCAACAAGTTGTTCTCTCAATGCGTCACGGCGAACTTTTTCATTATCACGTTTATTTTTTAGTTCTGACATAGCTTCTGCTGAAAAATTATCATCGTTAAGTGCCATGTTGATTTGGTCATTAAAGTCTGTGACTTTATCTCCTGAAGCAATCCATGCTTCGTTCAATTGATTTACTGTTAATTTAACTCCCATTTGAGTCTCCTTTATTTTTCTAATAAAATAGCCAACTTACGAGAACGTAAATCGGCTTGTTTGTTTTCTATAATTGGTTCTTCTTTCGGAGGGTTATTCCGATTTTTGAAATTCATGAAATTCATAAATTCATTAAGTTTATCAGCAGTTGGAATATTGCCGATTGAGTTTGAAAATACTGGTTTATTAGCATCTACAAACATAATATTGTCTGCAAATCCTTTATCCACTGCATCTTGAGCTGTCATCCATGTTTCATTAGACATCAACTGCAATAAGTCAGATTGTTTCATACCAGTTTTTAATTCATAAGCTGCAGCAATAGATTGGTCAACACCATTTAAAACTTTAGCTTCTTGCTCAAAGTCGTCAGCGTTTCCTTGGCTACCACTCATAGCCTTATGAATCATCAATTGAGCTGTAGGAGAAATATTTACCGTATCTCCAGCCATTGCAATTACTGAAGCTGCAGATGCTGCCAACCCTTGAATATTTACTACCACATTTTGGTTTATGTTTTTAAGCACTGAATATATTTCAGAAGCTGCAAATACATCACCACCATTTGAAGCAATATTAACTATAATCTCTTCTTCTTCAGGTGCAGAAGATAAGGTTTGAGATAAGTCTTTTGGAGTATAGCAATCCAATCCAAAAAAATCGTACATCATTTTATAATCATTGCTAACAATGTCACTTTTAATTTCAATTACTGTCATCATTTACCTCCTTTCTAAGAATAATCACCATGACCACCTCCTTTCTTATGGTACTGGCTCGTTACTTTCGCCAGTTCTTTTTTTATTTGTATTTTCAGGGGCTGGTAGGTCTTTAGGAATATATCCTGCTTCTTGCAAGATATATGTAGCTTGATTTTCAGCTACAGCGCCCCATCTTGTAGCAGTACTAATAGTAGATAAGTAATTATCACCAAGAGGGTCAATAGCTGGTCTCATGTTAACGCTTATGTGGTCGCTTAACTTATACTCCAATTCACTTATAGCAGGTCTTAAATAGCGATTTAATGCACTTGCGTACATTCCACTTATTTGTTGAATTGAGGATTGTTGGTCACCTTGTCCGCCAATATAGCTGTCAGGAAGCCCATATACTTTGGCATATTGCTTAGAAGTCCAATCTGTTTGTGATAATAATTGAGCTACATTTGATTTAATTTCTAGTGCTGTAAATTCTTCAAGGTCATCTAATACTACAGGGCCACCACTTCTTGAACGTTTCATAAACGAACGAGAACGAGATGCTTTATCTTTATCACTAAGAAGCCCACCACCTTTAACAGTAAGTACACCAGGAACATTTAATGAACTATTCAATGAACTAATTGTTAATCTATCTGAGGCTCTTTGGATTTTTGATTCACGCCTCAAAGAATAAAGTGGACTAATTCCAGTTTTACCACCATCAATTGATAGTAATTTCATATGAATCAAATCGCTCTGTGGAGCTTGTAAAATAGGCTCTATTTTAGGGTCATCAAAAGTGATGTTATAATACATTCCGTTTTCATACTCGAAATAATAAGTATTTACTTGAGATGGTCTTAAATATTCCCATTTCATATCAGCGCCATTAGCATTTCTCCAACGATAAGCGAATGCTTCGCCTCCTAAAAGCAACTGTGCAAACATTGATTGCCAAAACCCATGCTTATTTGCATTAGTACTTGGATTATCAATGATTCCTTGATTCTTTTTCTTTTCAGCATTGATTTTAACTATTGCCAAATCGCTTGATAGTTGCAAAATAATAGAAAATAAGTCTGAATTTCTTAATGCTGCACGAGCTGAAACCCATTCATTATTATCACCAAGCAAACTTTCCATTATTTGGGCGTCATTTCCATCTGGAAAATAGCTTTGGACACTACCAACTTCTGGCGGATCATTTGTTTGGTTGATAAAGTTTAATATTGGCAAAATCAATCACCTCCCTTCTTTTCTATAGATTCAGAAACTAATCCGGCTAAAATAAAAACAACTGATAAAGCAACGCCTCCAGCTGTTATATTCCACATAAACATTGTCACTGTTATAGTTACTGCAAAAGCAATAAACATCAGTACATCAAATATTTTCCAAATTAAAGAAAATAAGTTTTTAAAAATCTTCATCAAATCCCCATTCATCATCTATTTCGTCATCAAGGTCTAACAAGCCAGATTCTTGACTAGTAACCCATTCTTTTACTTGCTCTGGTGTCATATGCTCAACTTGCCAACTCTTATCATTTGCCATACCATAATCCTCAAAGTGATACATCCCTTGAAATAAAGCATCAATAATCGCATCAACAACGTCAATTTTTAAAGTTGCTTTTCGTTTATCTACCTGTATTCCTATTGAATCTTCACGTAAAACCGCATTTAACAGCGATTTTTCCATGATTTTATCATCTAGCCTACTAATAGAGCCCTCTACAAATAGTTTTTGTAAAAATTTTGTAGGGTCTTTCAACTCACTCGTTCTTTGACGGATAGGTTGTAAATTATAGCCCGTATTATTCATGAGCATTTGAATTACTTTAGTGATACCCATTGCATCATAACCAAAAAAGATAACATCCAATGCGTTATCTTCAATATAATTAACAACCCATTCATAAACCTCATCATCATTGATTAGGCCTTGTTGGTGGCTTGTAACTGTACAAAAACCATATTTTTCTAGTTCTCTATAATTAATACCATCTTGTTTTTCTTTAGCATCAATCGAACCTGCTCTTTGGAATGGAACAAACGAATGCTGTTCAACATGCCACTTAGGCTTTCCTTCATCATCTAAATAAGGAAAAACGAAAGCAATCGCTGTATTATCTGACATCATTGAATAGTCAATGCCTATATAACAGCGTTGCCCATGAATGCTAAATTCAGGAATAATCGCTTTTTCAACATCAGCAAGATTTAAGTAACTATCTACATCTTGCTGAAGCCACATATTAAGGTTTTTAGTTTGGAAATCGTGTAGCGTCCCTTGTAATAAGTCACTGTTTCGCTTGTCAATCAATCCTTTTAGTAAAATATCTTTTTTATCTTCCAATTCAAGAAGAGGGTTTGATTTTAACCAAGTTTCTGGCTCGAATGTTTCTGATAAATCATCTTGCGCCCATACCAAACATAAAGAAGTATCTGCTTCTCTATCCCAATCTTTCTCCATAGCTTCTTGAAGTGTCTTTTGGTCTTTTCTAAAAGGAACGCTAGGGTCTGGATAGGAAGTTGAAATTTGTACAAATTGATGATTTTTAACCAAAACTTGCCCAGAAACAATTTTAGAAATTTTTTCTCTATTAGTTACCTCTCCGATTTCATCAAAAATAGCAGTTGTAAAGTGAAAACTATCATATTGACCAGCTTCATGAGAAATAGCACGAATTTTATTATTCATTTTCTTCATGACAACTTCATCATTCAGAATAGAACGATCAGTCAACCCTGTTTCAGCAGCAATTGTTTTAAATGGTTCAATTTTTATAACTGTCTTAAGCATCGTCTTAACATATCCAAACAATTTGCTTGTCTGTTTAAAGTTTATCGAGGAAACTAAAAAGTCCTGATTTGATAAACCAAGACTTTCAAATAAAAATGAATAAACCATCAAAATTGCTAGAATATAAGTTTTACCTTGCCCACGAGATACTGATATTATAGCGACAGTAAACCTTTTTCCACCTTCGCTATTCCTCCATCCTATCAGCATACACATAATGAATTTTTGCCAAGGCATTAGCTCAGTTGGTTCGCCTGTATCAACATTCGGGACAACTGAAGCAACTTTTAGTAAATTTTTTATTTCCTTTTTAGAGTATCTGTAAGGAAAATCTTCATGTCCAATTCTTTGAAGGTCTCTTAAATGCCTAAATGCTGCTAATTTTGTTAGGTACCCAGATTTTGTTATACCGTCTAATACTGCGAATGCATATCTTGTGCCAGGGTCTCTATATTTAGCACGTATTCCTGAAAAATCAATACTATGATAAGCTCCTAAGACGTCGTGGTCCTGCGTTAAATCAACTTTAAATTCAATGATAAGATTATTCATTGTTTTTGTAGGAGCTAACTCAGTAATCATCGTCATCACCTCCATCAAAGAATGCCTTCATCTTATCTTTAGTGCTTTTTTCATTCGTATCTTGCATGTTAAGATCTATCAATTCAGAACGTGATTTTGGAGATAAACCTAACTCTGAACCAATTTTTGTAAGATTTTTTATTGCATCAGAGTAAATTTGAGTCATTGGATTACGTTTGAAGCCTTGAAACTGCCTATCAATAATTGCACCAGTCATATCTTGTACAGGTTTAAAAATTTCTTGAACCTCACCATGTTTCTTAAGATGTTCGTATGAATTCCTATAAATTTCATACTGAGTACAGTACATTTCAACTAAAAATGAATCAATCTTATCAACTGGCTTTTGCTCCTCAAGAAAGGGAACAGTTTTGCGCCAACAAGCACTTGCGAGAGGAGAAAGGTGTTTAGGAGCACGATAGGACAACTTCCCGTCATTACTATCTTTGAACTTCTTCGCTGTCATTTTTTCTCCTTTCTTTTAGTGTTTTGACCCCCCCTATATAAAAATTTTCAAAATTGGGTTTTCACGCAAGACGATACCTATGTGTGTGGTTTCCCTATGAAAAGATACGGGGGAGGGTTATTAAAAATTATCGAATGTTTTTTTGAAAATCTGGCAGGTCTTTTACATTTCTGATAGGGATAGCATTCTTTAGCTTATTCCCCATTCCAGTTCCATAATAAAGTTGTTCCCATTTTGTCTTAGCTGTGTGGCATTTGCTACAAGCTATTGCAATGTTAGCTAAGTTAGTCCGATTCTCAGGCTCTACCTCATAAGGGACAATGTGGTCTCCTATGTTACCAGTTCTAACTCGCTTATGATTCAAACAATACTGACATAAATAGTTATCACGTCTGAGTGCAATCTCTCTTATTGAGCGCCATTGTTTGCCTTGATAGAACTTATGTTGCTCTGCTTTAAATGGGTCTTTACTTCTCATTCGATCATAATCTTTGTATCGTTTACTATTATCAGTACGATTATTCCATCGCTCTCTGCTTGCTTGATATGCTGCTTCTTTATCAGCGTGCTTATTACAATAGTGTAGTGGTCTAATAACTACAGCGTGGCAGTTAGGCTCACGACAGCGTCCAGTCATTGGCATATATTAATCACCACCCTTATCATAGTTACTATAAACAATTAATACTTGCTTACATGGTTCAGGTAGTTGGTCAAAGCAATCTTTAAAAGTATCAATAATCAAATCTATTCGTTTAGTATTTTCCTTAGATAACTCATTCTTTTTAATAAATAATTCGCTACATTTATTAGCCCAAACAGATACCTTATCACTAACTTCTGACCAATCTATTTCATCAGCTAAGGTATTACAATCACTACTAATTGCATTTAACTCATACACCATTTCGTTAATTTCTTTTAATGCCTTAACCATCTTATTCCTCCAACAATAAAAGGCTGCCCATTGAACAACCTGTAATAAAATAATAATGTGACTGAGTGAGATTCGAACTCACGCCTCTGCATTAAAAGTGCAGTGTCTTAACCCCTTGACCATGCAGTCACCAACAATAGAAGTATATCCAACCGAACGAATTACATTTTGTTTGCTTTCGCTGATAACTTCATGCTACCATTATCGCATGTTAATCAGGAAATAAACGGGTTAAAAACGGGTCAAAAACGGAACGCAAAATCAGTCCAAAGTATTTCTCCATAATCCATCCCTCAATGTTTTCTTAAATGATACGTATTGTTTTCTTGCAGCGTCTTCATCTAAGCAAACTCTTATGCCCACTTTATACCAAGATAACCGATGTTTAAATCTAGCGATAATAACATCCTTTACAATTGTTCCATGTATAACTTCCATTAATTCATCAAGCGTTTGTTTCTGGTCATTAAGCCTACCAAGTTCTTTGTCAGCTTCTTTAATCAAATAGTTGCGCTCTTGTGGTGCAGTGTTTGAACTACTCCCACCACTTCCGATTCTTTCCTCATGTTTCTCACGAGTGATCCAGCGTTCTCTTGAATTAATTTTAACTTGAAGCATTCCAGTCATGTAGTCACTTAATAACAAATCTAATCTATCCGCCATTTAAAAGATTCCTCCGTCTGTGGTATAATAGTATTAGATACAATCATGCCGAAGCCCATTGCCGTGGGCTTTTTATTATTTATCATGAGTATAAAGCACCAATGAAGCTTTCTTTCTACCTATATCAGACTTTGCTATTTTTATATAAGGTTTTCCTTTGTATTCCTCAACATCAAAATCATCCGTTTTTGTTTTATAAATCTTTTTTTCATATGTATATTCAACGGCCAGATATTTAATATCATTCCAAACTGGAATATAAGTTATCGTTGTTGTCTTTCCTGTTGATACAACAATTGGAATAAGTGTAAAGAAACTTGAATTATCATGGCTGGTAGAAACCACACTTGCTTTAACACTTTTATCTTTACCGTTTTTTATATCACTGGACTTAGAACAAGCTGTTAGTAGTAGAAGTGTAAGTAAAGCTAATATACTAATTGCTTTCTTCATTTGTTCTCCTTTTATTAAATAAAATCAATCGTTTTACCAGTCTTTAAATCTAATAAAATCGGTTCTTCTTTATTAGATAAATTATCTTTTACAAATTCAATCGCTGAATCTTTGTCAAAAAAGTATTTTTCTATGATTTTAGGGTTAAACATAAAAGCAAAATCTAATTTTGGTTTATATAAAACCTTAAATTTATAATGGTCATTAATGGTATGCTTTAATTCATAAAGCTCATCTCTAAACTTATTATTTGCCTTTTGCAAGTCATTAATTCGATATTCTAACTTTTTAAATTTATTAAACATTCTATTCAACCTCGATTCCGATTCCGCCTTTTCCGTCCAATACAAGACTTCCGTCTATTGTTGACATAATCCACAACCAATCGTTTGTTTCTACTTCGGCGTATTTAAAAGGGCTAGGTTTTTCTCCGTTAGTCATGGCCATTACAATATCATTGGCAGGAGAATACCACCAATCAGTTTTCCCTATCAAAAATTCATTTAACTTATGTTTTTTAAATTGTGCAACTTCTAACAGTGCTCTTTGAATCAATGGTACTTGTTTATTGTCTTTCATCTTATTCCTCAATTCCAAGTTCTTTAGCCAACTCATTAATAAGAGCCACATTATCTTCAATGTTTTGTTCCAATAAAGGAATTAGTGTTCCAACATTGATATTAAAGGAACATAAAACGAATCCTCTTAACTCTACTCCGACTTTATCGGTCAAAAGTATGTCATTATTTTTATAATGTTCTAAAGTATTTTTTTGTTTTTTAACATAATAAATTAATCCTTCAAGTGTTTCAATTTTAGCTTTTGTTTCATTAATTTGTTTTGAAAAATCAACAGTAATTTCTTGTGACATTTTTCCCTCCAGTTGAGTTTTACGAGTTCCTAGCTCAGTATGTTATTTTATTGAGTTGATTCGATATATAAAAGCGGTCGCTAGCATTATGATACAAACTACTCCTACCCATTTTGGCATTATTGATATTCCGTAAGAGACGCCCAGACTAACTACAGCAATTACGAATGATATTATTAATTGTTTAATATTCAACCTTTTCTCCTGTTTCTAAATTTGTCGACGTCAACTTTCCCATATCTCCTCCGCCTGTTTCGGAAAGCCACATCATATTTTTAAAATGACTATTACGTATTTCTTTCCAAGTTTCAGAGTCATAAAATATTTTTCCCCGTTCAATTCTATCTCTCACTTTCAAAGCCTTAATCATTGAGATGGGCTTTTTCTTGTGCTTAAAACGTGGAATGTTAACATATCTATAATGAGAAACATATGAATCAATTTTCGTTCCATCTCCGCCATAAACACTTATTATCTCTGCTTTTCTTCGTCTCATTTTAAATCTCCTTATTATTAGTAAATATATAATATAATCGGAAAGTGTCTTTATATCTGTTAACCTCTATCACTAAAGGTTTGACAGGTATTTTTTTATTTTTATTAAAACACTGTTTTTCGTCTCATTTAATTACCTCAAATTCTTAAATCTGTCAGCGACTCTTTGTTGCCGTTCAACAAATTCTTTGTCGAGCTGCTCCATTTTTAGTTTGTGCTCAGCAAGCTCTTCATCAATTTTTTGAAGCTCTTTGTCCATTTGGTTGTTCAATCTTACCCAAGTTATTGAGAAAATGACGGTACCCATAATCACAGCGATTAGCGCTCTAAGGGCAAAGTATTTAATTCCCATAAGTATTGCCACAATCAGTGTTGGGATAGCTATAATGAGCGATACAATGCTTACAGCCATAATGATAAATAAAACTAATTTTGACGCATCTTTCATTCCACAACCTCCTCGATATAGGCAACTTTGAAAGCTCCGTTGTCAGCAGTATACCACCCTGCATTACTTTCAATATATTCAATGACATCGGCATAGCTATCATATTTAATAATCTTCTCTGTCGATCGAAGTCTTCCAACACTATCGACAAATGAGTTACTTACTAATCTAAATTTTTTCATCTCCACCTCAATCCATATGTTTATCAAGCCATTTTTCAGCTTCTGTCATTGTTTTCTCTTTCTTTAATAAGACAAGCGGTACAGAGTTCACGACCAAGAGGATAAGGTGGGTTTTGCGTATAATCCTTACTCATCGCAAAGTCAAATCTACCTTTGCAATTATCACAAATCTGATTAAGTTTTTTTGTCTCTGTCATCGTTCCTCCCTATAGCAACTGTCAATTTCACTTTTAGAAATACCAGAAACTTTAAGAATTTCTAGCTTCTTTTCTGGAGATAAAAGTTTACCCATAGCTTTTATAGTCAGTAAGGCTTGGTCTCTCATATGCCATTGATTTTCACCAATTACCATATCGGCAATCTTATCGAATCTGATTTCTGAACCCATATGAGTATAGCTATTAGATTTAAGGCATCTATCCCACAAATAATTAATTCTATCTTCATCAATTGTCACGTTCTCTGACTCGTCGAGGTCTGAGCGGTTGATTTTATTTTTAACACACCATTGGCACTGACAGACTTTTGGATTCTTCCGAGCAGCAACCCAAACATTTTCTTTGCATCTATAACAGTACAAATAACAAGAATGTCTATATTGATGTTCTTCTTTTGTTTTATGCCCGAACAGCTTACACATTAGTTTCATAAATTAATCCTCTTCCTGAAAGTCACATCTACCACATTCAAAATAACAATAATCGATATTTTCATAGTAATCCATTAAATAGCCACATTCAGGACAGTTCTTTTCAAGCTTTGTGTAGTAAAACCAACTCTTACTTCCTATCCAAAATTTAACGATTCTTACATTTTTAATTTGACGTTTTTTAGTTGCTTGTCTTTGCTTCTTCCAGCTTGATTTCATTGGTTGTCCTCCTCAAATAAATCCATTTGCCCAGAAGGTTCAAAGTTAAACCATAAAACTTCTATAGCAACTCTTTTCTTCTTGGTTGTAATTCCTACTGTTTGCTCAAAAGTCATTTTCCACCAATCAGAAAGTTCTTTGTTATACAAATCTGATTCATACCCAGATAAGATTACTGGGCCTTTATGCTTTTTTAAAGCCTGCAATAATTCAAGATGTTGCTCATTACTCATTTCATTGGAATAATGCTTTGATTTCCTTGTTTCATTCAAGTAAGGTGGATCAGCATAAATCAAAGTATCTTTATCATTCATTTCTTTCAGCAAAACAATGGCATCTTTGCGTTCAATTTGTGCTTGTTTCAAACGTTCAGCAGCTTGTTGAATTCGTTCTGGCATATCTGACCATTCATAAGTGTTATATGGACCATTCCAGCTAATATTACGTTTAAATCCTACATCTGCATTTGTCTTACCTCCAACTGCAAACCAACAACGGACTAGCATTCTTCTTGCATCTTCTAAACTATCCTCTGAAATTTCTTTCGATAGGTCATATTCTTCTCTGCTGTACAAAGTCATGTGTACGACTCTTTTTAATTCTTCTGACCTATCTCTCATGACTTTCCAAAGGTTAACCAACCTCCCGTCAATATCATTCACAGTTTCTAGCACATCTTTTGGTTTATTAAAAAATACTGCCAAACTTCCTGCAAATAATTCGAGATAGGATTTGTGAGTTGGCATTAAGTCAATAATGAACTCTGCAGAACCCCATTTACTTCCTGGATAATTTAATATCCGTTTCATTCAATCCCTCCCCACCAGTCATTGACCAGCGATATTAGTTTGTCGGTCATTCAAATCTCCTTGCTATCTCGTAAATCACTGGCACTGTCACACTGTTTCCTGCTTGCTTATATAATTGACTGTTTGACATCTGTTGATGCCTAGTGAGTCTCTGATAAAGTTTCCATTCTTTTTGAGTCATTGTCCTTCGTACTAACCTTGCTTTCAAAATACTAGGAATAATGTGACCAAATGTAGCCTTGTCAAAAGCCCAATCTGGAAATCCTTGCAGTCGCCAACATTCACGAGGAGTCAGTTTTCTAATTCTGATTCCATCAAATATGCCTGCATCATGATTCTGAGATTTTAAAGTTCGGCTTAACCCTGGTAAGATACCACGATTATGACTCTCTGAATCATTTGT